TCACCAAATTACCTTGGCCTCCCTCCACTTTCGGAGCACCAGTATACACTCATTGAGAAGAGCAGCCAGATCTACAAAGAGTCAACACTAATAAAACTTTTTGGAGAGACAGAAGGACAGCGTAGATTTAAACAAACATGTAATGAAGTTATTGCACAGTTGGGCAAAGGTAGCGGAAAAGATTATTGTTCAACTATATCTGTAGCATACATAGTTTATTTACTTCTTTCTCTTAAAGATCCTGCTACATACTATGGAAAACCATCTGGCGACTCAATAGATATTTTAAATATTGCTATTAACGCACAACAGGCAAACAATGTTTTCTTCAAAGGATTTAGAACAAGAATTAGCAAATCCCCTTGGTTTGTTGGCAAGTATACAGAAAAAGCTTCTGAAATTAAATTTGATAAAGGCATAACAGTACATTCTGGACACTCAGAAAGAGAAGCATGGGAAGGATATAACGTAATAGTAGTTGTCCTTGATGAAATTTCTGGATTCTCTATTGAAAATACTACTGGTCATGACCAAGCAAAAACTGCTGATGCTATATATGAAATGTATAGAGGTTCCGTAGATTCTCGTTTCCCTGACTTTGGAAAAGTAATTCTTTTGTCTTTCCCTAGATTTAAGGGAGATCCAATACAAAAATTTTATGAAAATGTCATTGCTGAAAAAGAAACCATAATTAAAAAACATAAGTTTAAGATGGACGTTGATTTGCCAGACGGAGTTGAGGGTAATGAATTTGAAATTGAATGGGAAGAGGATAACATTATTTCATATAAAGTCCCTAAAGTTTTTGCAATTAAAAGACCGACATGGGAGATTAATCCTACAAGATCTTTAGAAGATTTTAAGATTCCCTTTTATAAAAACGGACTAGATGCCCTTGGTAGATTTGCATGTATGCCACCAGAAATGGTTGACGCATTTTTTAAATCAAGAGAAAAGGTTGAAAAAGCTTTTAATAAAGCTCATCTTGCAGTAGACAGCTTTGGAAGACTTGAAGAGTGGTTTATTCCAGATCCAGAAAAAGAATACTTTATCCATGTTGATCTAGCTCAAAAACATGACCATTGTGCAGTAGCAATGTCTCATGTTAATAAATGGGTAAACGTAAAGGTTACTGATACATACTCTCAACCAGCCCCAGTTGTAGAAGTAGACGCTGTAAGGTTCTGGACACCAACTCCAGATAAATCAGTTGATTTTACTGAAGTTAAAGACTACATCCTTGCGTTAAAAACAAGAGGATTCAGAATTAGAATATGCACATTTGATAGATGGAATTCTCACGATATGATGCAGCAATTAAAAACATATGGAATTAATACAGAAATTTTATCCGTTGCAAAAAAGCATTACGATGACATGGCAATGGTTGTGCTTGAAGAAAGATTGAGCGGGCCACATATACCGCTGCTTATCGATGAATTATTGCAGTTAAAGATTATGCGTGATAAGGTAGATCACCCAAGAAAAGGTTCTAAAGACTTGGCCGATGCTGTCTGTGGTTCAATATTTAACACAATTAGCAGGAGCAGGTTTGACAACAATGAAGAAGTAGAGATTCATACTTATGAATCAATGAGTTATAAAGCAGATTTTGGTGAGCAAAAAGAAGAGGCAATAAACCTTATAAAGCCTCCAAAGGCTATGCCAAATGATTTACAGGATGCAATAGGAAGAATGATGATGCTATGACAAATCTATATCAAGAAAGAGCAAAAGAGTGTAAGTGCTGTGGAAAACATGTCCCATTGCCTACTGTTTTAAGAGAATTTAATGGAATCATGGTATGTCCAACTACATATGCAAACATATTAGAGTATACTAGGATATGGAAGCAAGTTGGTTCTAGGCCAGCTGGAAATATTAGAAAACATTTTTCTGAATATGTACAACAGGTTGTAGAAACATCTATTGACAATATTAGTTCGGAAACGTTATAATGTACCAACGTGGCAATAGCTTAGTTGGTCAAAGCCCCGAACTCATAATTCGGCAATCGTAGGTTCAAGTCCTACTTGCCACACAAGGAGAGAAATGGAAAACAATATGCCAGATTTAGATCGTTATATAGAGATAGGCGCTATAGAGGTTGTTGGGGTAGATGAAAGTGGAGAGTTCATCTTGCAGATAACAGAAGCGGCAAAAGAAATTGCCCCAGAACTATGGGCTGCACACATGAATCATATTGATGAAACTTTGATTGGTCTATATAAAGCTGGACTTATGAAAGTAGAATATGACGACAATCTGGAAGCAACATTTTCTTTAAGTGAAGAAGGAATGGAAGTTGCAAAACAACATGGACTCATTCCAACAGATTTTGAAAAAGATATTCCAAATAATTAGGAGGTAATTATGCCTTGGAAAGTTGAACAGGGTGCTGCTGGATGCAAAGGCTATGCAGTAGTTAAAGAAGATACTGGAGAATTGGTTGGATGCCATGCTAGTAAGACTGCCGCAACAGCGCACATGAAAGCTCTTTATGCCAACGTTACAGAAAAAGCCAACCCATGCTGGGACGGATATGAAATGATTGGTTGGAAAAATAAAGGTGGCAAAAAAGTTCCCAATTGCGTTAAGAGAACTAAAAAGATTTTTAATTAATTATGTAATATAATTATCCTGTAGGCGCTAACCCCCCTACGCATTCGGGCTCGCTACTTTAGGATGATTATGGTTACGGATAAAGGCTGACGAAAGTTGGCCTTTATTCATGCCCTTGTAGCTCAGCGGATAGAGCGAGGCTCTTCTAAGGCCTGCGTCAGAGGTTCGATTCCTTTCAGGGGCGCAAATGCTATAATAGTAATATGAAAAAGACTATAGCCTCAATATCAGCCGTACTGCTAGCCTTGGCGCTAACATCATGCGGCTATCAAGGTAGCTTCCGCTACCCATGTCAAGATCAAGCAAATTGGGATAAAGCAGAATGCAATCCTCCAATTTGTGAATCAACAGGAACATGCAGCAAAGATATTGTTGGTGAAAAAATATGGACAGACTATCAGAATAGTAAGGTAAAAAATGGCTAAAGAAAGATTAACCCCAGCAGATCTTGAGGCAAGATTAAAGTTTATCCTAGGATTAACACTAGGTTCAATTTTGTTTTTAACATCAGTAGGAATTCTATACGGATTGCTTTTTGTATCACAACCAATTGGAGCATAATCAGAAAACGATAAGATGTTTTTCAATGTTCTTGGATCAGTTGCAACATTTATTACAGGAACATTAGCAGGTTTATTGATTGGGCAATCAGGAGCTAAAGATATCATGAAGGCTCAACTTGATAACAAAGAGATGGATGCAAAGAATACGCAAGCAGATAAGAAGCTTGAATCAGAATTATCAATTAACGAGTTAAAAGCTGACGTTGAAGCAGACGAAGTAAGAGCACGTCTTGCTAACAAACCAGATGGTGCTATGCCAGCAGAACAACCAGTTGATACAGATTGGGATAAAGATTAATATGACAGATTTTCCAGTACCAGCAGAAACAGCAAAGGCTCCCGCAGGAACCGCTGCTCGTTTAATTCAAGTTGCAAAGTCTCAAGTAGGATACATCGAGGGACCAAAAGACAACGAGACAAAATATGGAGCGTACACCAAGGCAAATTTCCAACCTTGGTGTGGAAGTTTTGTAAATTGGTGTGCAAACGAGGCGGGAGTCAAGATTCCAAACACAGTATATACACCTGGAGGAGCAGCAGCATTTAAGAAAGCAAACTCTTGGATTGACGGAGATATTGCTGATCCTGAGCCAGGAGATATTGCCTATTTTGATTTCCCCTCTGATGGCGTTGACCGCATTTCTCATGTCGGAATTGTTATTGAGGATAATGAAGACGGGACCGTATGGTGTATTGAAGGAAATACTACTGCAGACGGTAAAAAGGGAAGCCAGAGAAATGGCGGAGAAGCCTGCAAGAAACTACGTGCTTATAAGAAAAACAAAAAGAATGTAATGGTTTCAATTGTAGGATTTGGGCGTCCAAAGTTTAAATCTGGTGGAACGGTAAAACCTGCTGTTGCAGCAGACGGCAAATGCCCAACTTGTGGCAAATAATTTAATCATTTGATATAATAATATACGGGTCGCCATTAGGGGCCCGTATATTAATTTATTCGCTTAAAGGAGGAATAAAATGGTAACACAATTCGCAATGGATTTTTTTAATGATCCATTTTTTATAGGGTTCAATCGTGATTTTGACAAGTTGTCAAGAATCCACACCCACGCTTCAGGCACAAACTATCCACCATATAACGTAATTACAACAGACGATGAAGATAAATTCTTTATTGAGCTGGCGGTTGCGGGATTTGCTAGAGAAGACCTTGATGTTTCAATTAAGGAACAAGTCTTGACCGTAAAGGGAGAGATCAAGGATTCTAAGGATGAGACTAAATACGCTCATCGTGGAATTGCTACCAGAAAATTTATCCGTGAATTTGCTCTTGCAGAATTCATTGAGGTAACTGGTGCGGTTGCGGAAAACGGTATGCTCAAAATTTCATTAGAGCGTATTGTTCCTGAAGATAAGAAACCTAAAACAATCAAAATCAAGTAACACTAGACAATGCTACCCCCTTGGGGTATAATTGTATTGTGCACCGCTTAGTTCGGGCATAAGGGCCCTGGGCATGGCCAAGTAAACTGCCCATTTAATATTGGAGAACAATGGAAATAATTGATCTAAAAGAGCCAGACGTTTTAATTATTAAAAATTTTTTAAATGAAGAAGAAGTTCAAAAAATTTTAAATATTTTAAAATCTTGTGATGAAGAAACATGGGAAATTACATCTAAAGAAAAACAAAAGAAAGATTATAAATCAGAAAAGTCTCGTGAGGGCGACAAAAAAAATTGGTATGGAATGACTTTAGATTTAACATCTAGAGTAAATTCTAAAAATTATTTTCCACAACTTCCTCATGAATTTTTAATTCAAAAAGAATTTGAAATTAAAAAATTAGTAGAAAAAAGGTTTAAGGACCCTCTTATATTACAATTGTCTGGTCTACATAGATGGAGACCTGGGAGAGAACAGCAACCACATATAGACTATTACGACTCTTCAGAAGATCATGATTTTGAAATGTTAGAAAAATATAATCTACCAAAAGATGCATTAGAAGAATTTGAAAAAGATTTTAATGACAAACATTATTCTTCTTTAGTTTATTTTAATACAGATTATGTTGGCGGAGAACTGTATATGCCTCAATGGAATTGGGAGATCAAACCAGAACCAGGGATGTTAATTTGCTTTAAAGGAGATGAAAATCATCTTCATGGAGTAAAAATGATTGAAGAAGGCATTAGATACACCTGGTCTATTTTTTGGACAAAAATGGAGTGGGCTCTTAAAAATAAACTTCCAATGTTAAAGTAGGTAATCATGCCAGTTTATGAATACAAATGCATTATATGCGAAAATGTTAAAGAAATCACTAAATCTATTAACGAAGCAACAATGACAGAGCTTTGTGAAAAATGTGGTGCTGCAATGGTTAAACAGTATGGATCTTTTGGTATACAGTTTAAAGGTTCTGGGTTTTATAAAACAGATAACGCTAAGTAGTTAGATGATATAATTAAATAAGCAAACATAGTTTTGCTTAGGAGATTATAGTTGACTAGAACTAAATTATGGAGACTCTCATTAGCCGCTATATTAGGATTTGGTTGGCTATTTATGACTCCTGCTTCTTATAGTGATGATCCGTTAAGCATAGCCGCTCAAGAAATAGCAGAATTAAATGAAAAGGTTGGCAACCTTAATGAAGAACAGGCTACACAAGATTTAATAGATATAGCAGAATCTAAATATGATGCAGCCGTTGCCGCAAAGACAAATAGAGATAATAAAATAGCTGCTTATGATGATGCAGTTGAGGCTGAAGCAACAGCATTATCTGAAAAAACAGCAGCACAAAATGCAGTAGATGGTCAAACAGTAACAGTTGCTACCGCATTAACAAATAAAAACAATGCTCAAGATGCTTTAGATGTAGCCAATGTAAACCTTTCAAATACTCCAGTTCCATCAAATGGTGGACAGGGAGTAGCATTTCAAATATATCCAATGGTAAGAAGTGGTAGCACAGCAGTTCTTCCGCCTAATCCTGGATTAATATGCCAAGGATCTATACCTACATTTTATACATACGCTGGAGACTGGGCAATATGTGGTGCTTCACAAAACATGATAGGCATATTTACAGCCACACTAACAGTTCCTAATGACATTAACGATGTCTACTTTGCAGCATATACAGACGATGGATCTAGAATATATGTAGATGGAGTTTTAGAATCATCATTATGGCGTGAACAAGGGGCTACATGGAGTCCGTACACAAGACATTTTAATACAACAACAGATAAAACTCTTCAATTAGAAGTGTGGTGGTACAACGGCGGAGGCCCAGGAGTAATGCACCTTGGATGGGGTCATAGCGGAATTTGGTCTGGCATACCTTCACAGTTCTTATCATATGGACAAGGATCTACTCAAGCAGAAATAGATGCATATAATACAGCAGTTGCTGCACAACAAGCAGCACAAGCAACATATGATGATAAATTATCTATATACAATTCAGCTAACTCTACTTTAAATACATACAATCAAACATTATCTACAAAGACTGCTGCATATAATACTGCGGTTTCTAATACCGCCACAGCATTAACAGATAAAAATAATGCAATTGCGGCTTATGATCAAGCAATAATAGATATGAATGATGCAATAGATGATGCTTGGGATTCATATAACTCTACTTGGCAAATAGAAGAGCAACAGAGAGTTCAAGCAGCAATTGCGGCAGCTATGGCAAATCAACCACAGCCTACACCAGAATCAACAATTGCTCCTACGCCTGAGCCTTCTCCTGAGCCATCGCCTGAGCAAACAAAACCAGTCGATCCCACTCCAGAGCCAAGTTCTGATACCACAGATGAACCGACGACAGAACCAACTGTTGATCCAGAGCCCACTGTTGAGCCTTCACCAGAGCCTTCACCTCTGCCATCGGATATAGATCCAAAGCCAACTCCTGAACCAAAGCCAACTCCTGCTGAACCTTCTGAAAAACCATCACAACCTAATGCTATCACAGAAGAAACGGCAAATCTAATTGCAGATTTAACAAGTAAGGACACATTAACTAAACTGACCCCAGAACAAAAAGCGGCGGTAGCAGAAGGTCTTGGTATATCAGTAAAAGAAATAGCCCTTGTAGCTAATTTAGCAAAGTCTGATGAATCTATTGCACAGGCTTTGGAGCAATTTGGTGATAGAATTAAAGAGAATGCAAACGCTCCAATGCCGTATACTTTAGCAGATGCAACTACTGAAATAAAAGCAGAAGCTTTTCTTGCAGATCCTCTTGGAATGTTAACAGATATAGATTTTGAAAAATTGCTGAGCCCTACAGAATGGGGTAAAGATATGACAGATGATCAAAGGGAAAAAGCACAAGAAGTAGTTATTCCAGTTATCATTGCGTCAAACATTGTGGCAGCAGCCATGACAAGGAGGATAGGATGAAAATAATTAAAGCAGTCCTAAACTATGCTTGGGAAGTAATTAAAGAAAGTATCGCTCAGATATTTACTCTTTTAGGCTTTTTTATAGCCTGGCTTACCCTTACTGGAACGGCACAACAAGTCGTTGGAGTAGCAACTGTAATTTCTACAGTTATTTGGTTGGCGACTATTCCATTAAGAAAGGAAGACTAAAATGAGCTCTGGACAATACAAGCCTCATCATGGCTTTAATCCAATTCAAATTAAAAATGGTTGGATAGTTAGAATGAGAAAAGATGGCACAATAAAGTCTTATATAGAAAAATACCCTAGGGTAGATAAAAAATCTCAAAAGTAGTATAATATATACATGGACCAATACAAGGTTAAAATAGAAGCGGATTTAGAAATTGAGGCTTTTTCGCCTGAAGATGCCGTAGACTATGTAAAAGATATTATTGGTTCAGATCAAGAAGTAAAATCAATAAATGTAAAAAAAGTTGTAAAAATTAATTAAATTCGATTGACAAGGCCCTGTGGAAAACAGTATAATATATACCACGGGGCTTTCCCTTTGGTCCATAGCTCAGTCGGCAGAGCGGGAAGCTGTTAACTTCTAGGTCCCTGGTTCGAGTCCAGGTGGACCAGCACGAGAAAAGAGAAAAAGTGTTAGTAAAAGAAAACAAAGTAAATCAGCTTATTAAAAATTTTAAAACAGATTATCAGGATGCTTTCTGGGACGGCTACACGTTAGTTGTTTGGAAAAGAGATGCTTCTGGTTTTTCTAATAAGCGGGGCATGTTTAGAAATAATACATGGGGTCTAACAAATAGATTTGCCATGAATGATAAGGGGACATGGGAACTCCCTGACAGATATGTCAAATATATTAAATGATCTAGGTGTAGACCCAGATGATTTTGAATGGTGGCATCTTGCGGTATGCAATGGGATGGACACAAACTTATTTTACGATAAGTATGAAGCAGATTTTAACATAGCTAAAAGCATTGACGAGTGTTGCATTAGTTGCCCAGTAGCCAAAGAATGTCTACGAGCAGGCAATACAAACAATGAATACGGAGTATGGGGCGGAATATACCTTACTTCTGGTACAACAGATAAATCACGTAATATTCATAAAACTGAAGAAGTGTGGAATAGATTAAAGGTAAAGCATGGACATTAATCAATGGACAGGTGAAATAAATAAACCAGTATTCTACACAAAAGAAATGGCTAAGAAAGTAAGAGAAATAAAACAACCAGTCCATGGTTTACAAATGGATATAGTTAAGTTTCCAGATTTTTTAGCAATTAGGTTATATGAATCTAATTTCATGCAGTATGGAGATTCTGAAAGAATGAGAATCATAGACTACATTGAAATGGTAAAGCGTGTCTTAGAATCTTATGGGGTTCGTGTTGAACTAGAGGGAGCCAAAGGTGAAAGAATATTACGATAAGTATCTAATTGTGTGGTTACATGAAGAACAGGTTTATGGAGATGTGGAATCTTTAGGAACATATGCTTCTGTAGTTAGATATAAAAAAGACGGCATTGATTATGAAGAAACAATTGAAAATAGTGATTTTACAATTATGGATGAATTTGTAATTTCACACGTAGAGGAAGATTAATGGAAAAAATTCTTTGT